TTAATAATTTAATGTTTGACCAGGATAAATCAAGTTAGGATTTGCTAATCCGTTTAATGCAGCTAAGGCTTGATAAGTAGTGCCAAGCTTAGCTGCAATACTTGATAAATTATCACCGTATTGAACCGTGTAAACATTACTTGTTGCTGATCCATTGACTTTTAAAACTTGTCCAGGGTAAATAAGATTTGGATTAGCCAATCCATTTAACGAAGCTAAAGTTTGATAATCGGTACCGTATTGATAAGCAATGCTGGATAACGTTTCGCCATGTTGAACCACGTGTGTTGCTTCTGGTTGTTTATCAGGAACAATTGTTGCATCTGGCAATAATTCAATATCGCCTTTGCTGATCCATGACAAAATACCTTCAAGCAACACTCTGCTCTCAGTTACTTCTTGCACTTTGTAGCTATTGCCTTTTACCCATTGCGGAATAGCTTCACCAGTTGCCCAAGCATCGACATTAAATTTTACTTTGACCGTGTCACCGACTTTAACATCAGAATTTGGTGTTTTTTCAGTTTCTTCACCGGCTTCTGTTGCTGGAGTATCCGTCTCTGGCTTATCTGTATCTGTGTAGCCATTATCAGTAATACCTGTTAAATCAACATTCCCATCTAACCCACCAGCAATATAAGTGGAGGTAAATTGCCAAATTGCGATACCATCCATAGTAGGGAAATAGTTATACAATGGACTGGGTGTTACATAATAGCTAGGATACGCTGCAATCCATAAAGAATTAGGAAACTCTTTGATGATTCTTTGATAATCCACGTATTGCAACGTAAAAGGCTTATAGCTGTAATACATTGGTGTAAATCCTGCCTCTTTAATCCGTCGCATACCATACAGGATTGTTTCCGTATTGGCGTTTACATCAGGACTAGCTCCATGTTCAAAATCTAATGCAACGATGGAATTTTTAGGCGTTTGAATACGTGGCAAGAAATAATCCATTGTCGTTTTCGCAATATCAATGCTACCGAATGTGTCATACCAAATATAAGTATGTGCTCGTTTACCTTGAGCAATAGCACTTGCTACTTGCGTTTTATAGGTATACTGCTCATAAATTCCACTAGCATTGTAACCACCAATTTGAGCGATAGTAAATTTATCATGTGCATAACCAAAACGCCCTTGTTCGCCTTGATAAATCGCCCAGTCAACGCCTTGGTCACCTCTAGCGGCAAATACAGCTGTAGGCATAAAAAACAGAGCGATTAACGCTCCGACAAAAATTTTCTTTTTCATTCGTTTACTCCTTGTCTTTTAAATTATATGCTGACACACCTGTTACTACTCCTAAAAAAGTTGCAATGGCATTGATAGTTAAAACAGCCATATCTGTTTGCTGCCATCCATAAGCTTTGCCTAGGGTGGCAACCAAAACAGAACTTGCAGGAAGCACAGTAAGCACTCCCCATTTAATGATTTTGTAATACTTGTCTGGTAGTATCATTTTCAAATTCCTCCTAAGTATTTCGTGATTAAATAAACAGCAACAGAAACCCCAATTCCTGCAATTGTTCGCCACGTCCACTTTTGATTCTCTTTTATTTCCGCAATATCGCCTTCATTGTTTTTGGCCATTGAGAGTGCTATGTCTGCTTTCTCTCTTAATTGTTCATGATTATCCAACTTTGTCTCAATTCGTGCCAAACGATCGACGATTTCAATTAAAGGCTCATCTTTCAAGTTATCGTCTCCATCCCTCTAACAAAAAAACCGCCTAGCTTTTGCTAAACGGTTCACCTGTCATTTTAGTGAATTCCTCTTCTGTAATACAACTAGGTACAAATTCTGCAACCTGATCTGGAGTAAACAGGCCCCAGTCATACATTAGCTTGATGTCATCGTATGAATACATTATTTTGCACCTCCGATTTGCTCTTTAATCGCATCAATTTCTTTAGTATTTTGAAGCGAAGTAAGCATGGTCTTTGAATTGATTTGAGCTAATGATTCTGCTTTAGCAGTTAGTTTTTCATTTGCTTGTTTTAAAGCAGAGTTATCCGCTTCTAATACTGCTGAAAGGTTTTCTAACAGATTTAATTTCTTCGAATAATCTTGCGTGACCGCTTCTTCCCATTTTCGTTCCGAGAAATTAAAGAATTGTGATTGCTCATTTGCTAACCCTTCAAGTGGTTTTTCTTTCACGTATGGCAAAGCAACGTTGTATGTGTCATTTACTTCTTGTGGTTCGTATCCCACAGGATATAAAACTTTATAAATAGTTTTCATCTATGTCATCTCCCATTATAATCTGTTTTTCGCAATATAAGTGATTGTTCCCCAATACCATGTATTCTTTGTAATGGTTGTTTGAGCTGATATTCTAACACCATTGACAAATTTAACAATTCCGCCATTCCCAACACTATTAATTAACGGAAATAGTTTGTCTGTGTTTGGTTGAAATTCATCTGGTATTCCCCAAACAATCGTTTGATCTTTTGCAAAATCTTTATCGATTCGCGTTTGAATCGTAAATTGAACAGTCACAATGTCACCGTAACGTTCAAAAGTTACAGATCCACCTTGTAAAGAATCAAGATCAGTTGGCGTAAATGATTTATATTTTAATCCATTTTGAGTTAATACTGCGTTGCCTTTTGAAAGACATCCATCTTGAAAATTTTTAGTACCTAGAATCGTCTCATTTCCAACAGCCTTTACTAATTTACCTTCAATACCATCGATGGCATCTGCGTGGGTTTTCATGTACTTATTGACACCATTTTCTTTTAACTGAACGATATCTGCCATTACGCTTCACCTACCTTTTCAAATGTAAAAACTGGTAATGCATCCAATTTTGCTTTATCCGTTTTAGACATTAAACCGTCTTTTTCAGCAGTGGCATTGCCAGGAAGTGTTGGAATAACAGTTGTGTCAGGCAATGCTTTTACGTCAGTAGCACTTAATGTAACTTCACCTATATGACCATTTACAGACGAAACAATGCCTGCTCCAGCACCACTAATTTTTCCATCAACAAATTCATTTAATCCAACAACGCCAGCTGTACTAGTTTGTACATCAATAGCTACGCCGTCTTTTTTCACTACATATAAATCAGGCATTAATTTCTTCATCTCCTTTTACTTTTTCAAACTCAACACCAGAACCACCTAGTTTTCCAGCTTCATAATCAGCTATGATTTTTAAAATTTTGTCATACTCCTGTTTCGAAATCATAATCCCATCGATAGGTAAATCTAAGTCTGCACGCGTAATAATTACTGCGCCTGTATGTCCATTTACTGAAGATACTTTTGAATTACCAGCCATTATCTCTGTTAATCCAAGGATTGCCGATACGTGTGTCATAGGAAAAAACTGACGCTTAATACCATTTTCATCAGTTTCCATCATTCTTTTAGCATCAACCATTATTTACACCTTCAATCGTAAAAACATTTTGTTTTGGATCATCAACTGTCGCTATGATTAACGCCCCTTCCTCGATTGGGAAATTGACTGTACCCACCAGTTCAACTTCATGATTCTTAGAAAATGAATCATCCTCTAAAATTTCTAACGTGTTTACATTGCCGAACTTGATGGTGTATAGCCGTTCTTCTAACCTATGATACAAATAATCCATATCAGCCAATAAACGCTCTGAAAGTGAATTGTGGCGGACGCCTTGTATGTCTACACGTGCATCCATTAATTCGGCTAACATTGTTCCGCCTGGATCAACAGTTTTCAGAATATCCTTAATTGATTCAAACCATGAAGTGAAATCTGTTTTTTGCGCATCTCGCCACGCTTCAAACTCTTCTTTTCTGGCATTCATCCAATCAGTAAAATCGCCTTTGTTTTCATTGATAAAAGCGGTCATGTCTGCGATTAAATCTTCAATAGACTGCCAATAAGAGCCCATTTCGCCTTCTGTTTTCGAAGCAGCATTCACTACAAAGTAAGAAAAGTTTTGCGTTGCACCAATCAGGTTATCACCTTTATGAATACTGAAATATGCTTCTTGTCTGTGTAACGACTGCATAGAATATTCGTCAAAGGTATAGTGAATAATCCCTTTTTTGGCATTCACAATTTTTGCTGAACGTTGAATCGGATATTTATTATCAATAACCGATTCAAAAAAAACTTCGCAACCTGTTAAATCAAGTGGCAAAGCATTTTCAACTAGTATGGCTTCTAAAACTTCTGTGTTTCGATTTCCTTGTCGTACATTCTGAATCCCAATGTAATTGTAAGATTCAGTTGTACTTAGCGTTGCTTGCCATTTAACCATTGAAAAATCCTCCTTTCGTTATTTTGGTGGAATAACAATCGATTGAATAGAATTAGCAAAATATAATCGGTCATATTTTGCGACAATTTGCCCTTGCTCGGCGTTCTGTTCTATGGTTTGGATACGTCCGTTATTTAAGCCGTAAATCACGCCCGTGTGACCATATGTTGGGTCTACTGTCCAACCTGTTCCCCATTGGCCACCTCGTCTAATATTGACGATTGCTCCTACTACTAAATCTTGATACGTTGGATTTTGGATTACTCGCCAACCTACCGCATTCCAATCATATGCTTCACCAATATCTGCAGCAGATGATGTATCACCAATTACATGTGAAAAGCCATAAATTGTTCCTGCACCTAAACCGCAGCCGCCCATAAAACCAGAATATTCGGCTGGAACGGCATAACATTGCCCATTACCAAGCCATTTGCCCATTAAGGTCTCCAAATGTTCTATGCCAGCTTTTCCTGTTGCAGTAGAAGCTTTCAAATCTTTGAATTTGTCATACCATGCTTGTGCATAGTTTTGTCTTTCTGGATGTGCTGCAGCTGGACGTTCAAAGTTTAACTCAAACGCATAAGCAGCTGTTTTAGGCGAGCTGACAACTTTAAATTCATCAACTGTTAATGGACTTACTTGTCCTAACCATTGCCCATTGAACATACACCAATTAATTAATTGAGCTTGGGCTAATGACGTCCTATAGTCTTGTTTGATACCTGCAGCTGCGATTAAGCGTTGTACATATTCTCGGCCATTCCAAGTTGGTGCGCCTACCAATGGATATGCTGAACCATCCCATTGAACCCATCCGTAAGCTGGACCGCCTATTTGTTCGGTATCTGGGTTCATACTTGGACCAACTTCTCCTTGTACATTTCCAAGGATACCTGCAGCAGCTGCTTTGCTGTATCCGTTAGCTAATAGGTAACTCCATAAGTCCCAAGCAAATTTATCTGCATCGCTTGTAACTTCTGATGGATAACCACCTGTACCAGCTCCAGAACCACCACCACCATTTTGACCAGGGATAACTTCTTTGCCGCCCACAATCAATCGATCAACTGTCAGAATTGCTTTACTTCCATTCGGACCAAAAAAGTTAAAATTATTTCCAACAAAAAACTGTGTAGGACCAGTAATTAAATGTCCTGTTCCTGATTGGTTAGACAAACCAATAATTTTTTGGGGATTATCTGCGACTAATAGCAATGAATTCCCATCAGAAACTACAGGATTTCCATTTTTATCTACTACCCCTGGAAAAGGATTTCCTTTCGTACCAATTGTCCCAATATGACTAGAGCCATTCCAAAATTCCATCCCTTTTTTAGTCAATTCCATGATTTTTGTCTTTTCGTTCCAAATTTGCAAAGCACCAGATACTAGTTTTAACACATCGCCTGTTGCTTTATTAAAGCTTGTTTGTAAAACATTCACGTCAATAATCCCTACTTTAATAAAGTTAGCTACTATTTCACCTTTAGATGTCATAGCAATTCCAAAAGGCCCATTAACACCATTGTCGGAATAACCTAAACCGTTTAAATTCCAACGCCACACACGTTTTGCAGTGGCAACTTTATTTGTGTCCATGATAAGAATTTCAGACGGTGCCTTTTCTGGACGAAAAACGACATGTCCACCACTATTACCAGTGATCCATGCCGTTGCATTTAAAACATTTTGTACTAATGTTTCCGTTCTATTGTCGATTTTCCGTTTTAATTCTTGGGTTTGATTATTTGCAGTTGAGGTGTAGAGTGATAAATCATTTCCCAAAACAATATCTTTGAATTTGCCTAAAGTAGGGAACCAAGTATATTCAACCATACGTTCTGTTACTTCAATATCAACTTCTTTTGCTCTGACATGCGCTACATCGCCGAAATGCAAAGAAGAAAGCTCTTCATAAACATCTTCATATTCCAAGGTGTGTTCCAATGCTACCATGCTAACAGTATGCGTAACTTTCGGTTCATGAATACGATCCTTATCAAACAATGATTGACCCCATTTTTTAAGCTCGTCAATTGTCTTGCACTCCGAGTTTTCACGTTTTCCGATTCGTCGGTTGCTATCATTTACACCAGCAATTTCTAAAAAGCCATACGTAATTGGCTCTTTATCTTGGTCATAATCATTGTCTGGTACGCCACCGATAAGAAAGAGACTGTTTATAATTGATTCGTCGTCGTAGTCCTCATCTATAGCTTCCAAATTAACCCCAAAATCAATTCTAAAGCCATTATCCGATCCAATTTGTTTAACAAGTTTCAAATTAAAGTTGTCCATCTCTAATTCTCCACCAGTAACACCTGTTAAATTTTGGTTACCATTGTTAGAACCAATGATTGCATCGATTGGGCCAACCTGCTTGGCTGTAAACTGATGTGTAGTACCGACATTCGACAAATAATTAAACCGTTGCTTAAACGTTAATGCAGCCTTTAAATTGTTCATGATTTGCGAGCCATTTCCGTTAGCGGTGAATGAATTAATAATGAAATTCTTATTTGCCATAAAACCGATGTGTCTCGCTGTAACTGAAACTGACTGCAGATTTTTTTTAATATTGTAAATCTCAAAATATTGATACGATCCATCTTCAACTTGTGCCTTTAAAAAGTTTCCCTTTTTTAAGTACGAGCGATATTGGCCATCTCTTGCATAGTTACCATAGAATCGATACGCACCATTTAACACACGATTAATTTCTGGTAAATCTTGCCAATCTGGCAAAGCCATTCCGTTATCATTTAAATTTTCAGGAATAGCCGTATATGCATAAATAAAATTTTGTGTCATAAATACGCGCTCCTATTCCAAAACTTAGCTTCTGTGAAATTTCCTGATATATTTAATGTATTTTGACCAGGATTCGTTTTTATCCAACTACCACGAGTAAACAATGGTAGCCCTTCTTGTATTACTTTTCCTTTTTCGTTATCAATAGTGACGATTCCTGATTGTGTACGCAAAATCGTTAGTGAGTTACTACCAATATTTAACGTAATATCGCCACCTTTTGAATTAATTTCGATATAAGGAAAAGCAATTTCATCACCGTGATCAGTAATTTCAATTGATTTTGTTTTAATCACTTTTGGTTGTTCGTTTACTTTTCTTTTGAACGGTTGACATCTAAATTCAATGTTAAAGGTATAAAAAACACCCCATTCATTTTTGAATGAAGTTGGTTTACTCATTGTACAAATAGCATCTAAATATTTATCTTCATCATTGTGAGTAATAAGTTTACTTTTACCAGTTAACCATCTTTTGACTGCTGCTAAATTTTCATATGGAATAGTTACATCTTCAATTTCATAATCAAAGGGTTCATAATCATTGAACGTTTCATTAAATTCACCACTTCTTCCGATAATCGAATACGTTTCATATCGTTTATTTGGTAAAACCTCTGACAGCTCATTTTCGATAATACACCCCATATCACGAACTGCATTCAAATCTTTCCAAATGAAATTAGGTTCATCAGGATTCATAAAAATCACGTTGGAACACCTCCTAAGTCATAGAAAGCTTGCGCACTTGCTTTATATAGTTTGCGATTCATCCGATCTAACTCGCTTGGATTATTTGCATCCACTTGGCCAAAATAAACATGTTGTTCGATTGTTTTGCCTTGATCCAAAGCACCGCCAATTCCACGAGCTTTTTCGTCTTGTGAAAGTGGTGTGACTGTAGTCTTACCATTTTTTGCTGTTAATAATTCAGGACCAGCTTCGCCAACGATTGCTTGTCCATTGATCATATGACCCCCTTCAGCAAGATATGGAATTTTCGCAATACTAAATCCTTTGCCACCAACTCCAGGTATCCATTTTGGTATTTTGATATTGTTTAAACCACCTAAAAAACCATTAATTAGAGTAATCATGGCGTTAATTGGTGCTTTGGCTACTGCAGCGATACCTTCAAAAATTCCGCCAAAAATATCAACAACACCTTGCCACGCTCTTGACCAATCGCCTGTAAACACTCCTGTAACAAAATCTATGATGCCACCAAAAATACGCTTAATTGCATTTACGTAATCGCCAATAATTTTTGCAGCCCCATCCATGGCACCACCAATAAATCCTGTGATGAAATCAAAAGTAGATTTTGTCGTATCTTTCAAAACATTAAATACTCCAACCACAATATCTTTAATTACTTTAAAGGAGGTATTGATAAAATCCCTAAACCAACCGATTTTATTATATGCAACTACAATTGCAGCTACCCAAGCGGCAACCGCCGCAATTACTAAACCAATTGGCGACGCAATAAAAGCAATAACTGGAATTAAACTACTAATGGAACTAGCAAGTGTTCCTAAAACTACTAATACTGGACCGATAGCAGCGACTACACCTGCAATGGTAATGATTGTTTGCTTTTGATTGTCGGTCAGTCCACTAAACCACGTTGAAACCTTTTGAATCGCATTACTTGCTGCTTCAAAAGCAGGAAGAAGCGCTATTTGTACTTGCTCGCCAAGTTCGCCCATTGCAATTTTAAATTGATTCTGTGCAATTTTCGCTTGGTCGATTGGATCCAAAATATCATTAAATGTTTGATCCACGGTGCCAGCCGCATTTTTAGCTGAATCTGCTAAACCATCCATTGATAATGCACCACTATCGATTGCTTCTACCATTTTTGATGCAGCCTTAGTTCCGAATACTTCACTAGCAATAGTAAGTTTTTCTTGTTCAGTTGTTGCACCTTTGATTGATTCAATCGTTCCACTCAAACCATCTTGCATGGTCTTGTTATCTTTCGCATACACAACACTAGCTTTTGCTAAATACCCAAGCGTTCCTGCCGAATCTATACCAGCTTTTTCCATTTGACCTATTAACGTAGTTGATTCAGAAAAACCAAGTCCCATCGCTTTGAGTTGGGGCGCGCCTCTATTTACTGCATCAAATAACTGATCTACCCCTACTCCAGTATCTTGGCTAGTTTTAGATACTGAATCCAAAATCATTGGCAAGTCCTCGATAGATAACCTAAAAAGGTCCATTGATTTTTTCGCATTGATAGTTGATTGAGAAACATCTGATCCATTAATTTCTGAAAACTTAAGCATTCGGCCTGTGGTATCTTCTAATCGCTTGTCCATCAAGCCAAATTGTGTGTTCACTTCGCCGATCCCAGTTGATATATTTTCCATATCTGTTGGAATTTGACCAGCTACTGTTTTAAAGCTGTCTTGCAATGATTCTAGTTGCTCCCCTGTAGCACCTGTGGCAGTTGTGATACTGTCCAAACTGTCATCTAATTCTTTAAATGCAGCAATAGAAGCGGCACCAATTCCCATGATCGGTGCTGTTAAACCAACAGTCATCTTCTTACCGACAGATTTCATTTTGTCCCCTGCTTTTTCAATTTTAGCTAACTTCTCGGCAGTCTTAACAGACAAGTCACCTTGTTCTTTCAAGGCTTCGTTGGTACTTTCTAATGCAGATCGTAATTTATTTTCACCTGTTTCTGATTCCAACAAGCGTTTGTAAAGCTTTTGTGATTCTTCTGAATACTCCCCAGTTTCTTTAACTGATTTTTCGTATTCCTCACGCAATAATTTGGTTCTTTGTTCGGCTAAAGATAATTGCTTTTCAAGCTTTTTCTTAGTTGCCGTTAATTTTTCTGTTTGTGTTGCATCTTTATCCATAGCGGATACCTGGTTTTTGTACTCGGTAGCCGCTAAGTTCATTTCTTTGTTGATATCTTTGATTGTTCGAGAATAATTGACTTCTCCGTTTGTCTTAAAATTTAAGACAACATCAGATTCTTTCTTTGACACGTTAGCGCTCCTTTCCTACCACCAAGGACTTTTATCCATAGTCACACTTGCAGGTGGTTCAAACTCCGTATTACTCGTTAACCACTGTATGTATGACTTAAGCCACAAGTTCGGTGTTGATTTCAAAAAGAAACCCTCACTCCATCCTAAAAGAGTAAGGGCGACGTATAAGTAAAAAGCCCAGGGCGTTCCTACTTCCGTTTGTGTTTTTTCTTTTTGTTTTTCTTTTGTTGCGGAGTTTGATAATCTTGTGGCTTCTTGGATTTTTTTACATCAACATCTTGAAAATTCTGTGCTGCGAATACCTCCATGCAGGCCCCATAAACTTCAACAACCGTAGAATTCATTCCTAAGAATTTAAAAATTGTTTCTGGTGTTTCGTCTAATCCGCCAGTTTTTAACATGCCATAAATTAAAGCACGCATGATCTTTAAATCCGAAGCAGATAATTCTTTTGAAGAGATACGTCCACCACTCTTATTTAGCATTGCGTTCATATCTTCTTCAAATTTTGAATAGTCGTCATCATAAATATCCGCAATATGCTCCATGGTTTCCATGGTTAACAAGATTGGGAACTGATGACCTTTAATTGTGACAGTTGGTGTATCTGAAACGACAATCCCATAATCAGCTAACTTTGCCATTATTCACCTCCACCCCCAGGTGTTGATGGAGTTACTAATTTTTTCCATTGTTCTTCATCGTAAATAGGTTGTGCAATGAATTTTTCAAAGTCCCCTGATTTTGCACTTGATCGGTTAGAATCAAAGCTTGAATACATAACATTGTTATGCTTCAAACCGACTGAAACAAAATTAGCAGTTACATCATCAATTTTTGTTTCGTCTTCTGCAGTAGTATATTCTTCATCAATGACATTTGATAATTGTGTTTTAGGGTACCAAACTACTTTCTTCCCCCCATCTTCAATGTTTCCAATAAATCCAAAGGCGAAATAAGGAAATTCACGCGCCGTATTTTTTCCAAAAGTAACACCAGCCTGGGCAATTAAGCCTTTTAGCTCATCCATCACTTCGATAGGAATTCCCACGTGATCCAATCCAATTTCATGTTTTGTTTCACGGCTCACACGACGAAACATTTTACTTGAAGCCCATTTTTCTAAAGCTGTTCCATTTCCCTTAATACCTAACTTTGTAGCGATTGGTAATCTAATTACTTCACTATAAGTTGGTGCCACCCCAACTTCATCAGGCGTTGCCATCATGGCAATTAAGATGTCATCTAATCCTTCAAAATAATACACATCTTGTTTTCCCAAATTACTCATCCTTCCCATAAATCTAATATTTGTTGTGTCATGATTTTTTCAATCTGATCTTTATTTTGTTCAAACGTACCACTAGCAAAATGCTGGGCTTTTTGATTCTTTGTTCCATTTTCAGCAAATCGCCAGTAAAAGGCAGTTCCTTCAAACGCAACTTGTACTTGGTCATCTTCAATAATGACTTTTACCTGATCAGCCATATGTTTTTTCTTTAATAGTGATTTAGGTATTTTGGGCAGCAACTGCTCTCTATAAAAATTGGCAGCACTCGTTAATGATTCCAACGACAATTTTGTTGGGTCTACTTGTGCAAGAGTACCCAAATAGTCTCCCATATCCGCAAATCCATTATTATTGGCCATTTTCTATACACCTCACATACGTATAAAAATTTGTCACTGTATCATCGTTTTCATCACCCTGAATACCTACAAAATCAGCATAAGGAATACCAGCGTTTTCCAACGCATTTTCTAAATCCGTCAAATCTTTTTCTGTACCTGTTGTATAAAAAGAGATTTGATAGTAGGGCATTCGTCTATGCACTTTAGACGATGCCATTTTTTTACCTTGACTAACATTTGAATAAACAATATATGGATAATCGGTTCCTTTTTCCGCTTTGTCACGTGTTACAGGTACACCTACTGCTTTTAGCGTTGCCCTTAATTTCTCAAAACTAATCGACATAAGCCAAACTCAACTCCATTTCTCGTTTATCCATATCTGTATAAATACGAGTAATTTTATAGGTCACAGAATCGATTCTAAGCGTATTTATTGTTTCCGTGATAGATTTATCGAAACGAACTCTAATTCTTCTCACAACATCAATTTTCGCTTGTTTTGATAGATATTTTTCTTGCGAGGTAATACCTAACTCAACATAAAAAATATCTCGAATTTTCTCATGTATAATCGCTGGTCTATCATTGTTATCTAAACCAGGAACTTGTTTACAAAGTTCAGCTTTCCATTTCATTCTGTTTAGCGTTACTTTTGGCATCGTCTACCACCAACCCTTCACTTAAAATCAATGGCGTTAAAGCATTAAAGGCATTCTCCATTTCGGCTTCTGGCACTTTATATAGCCAAAAAATGGATGCAATATAATAGGCAACTGACGAATTTTCATCATCAGTTGCCCTTTTTGCATATTTCTTACCCATATCCAAATAAAATTCAAGCATGCCATCATCCATGCCTTCCTCAAATTGTAAATGAGATTTAAAACCTTCTAGATTAATTTCCATAATTATTCACCTGGATTAGGTGCTGGGGTTGTACTTAAGTCTAAGCTATAAACAGGTGTTTCAAACGGCCCATAAATTAATTGACCATCGTTTAAATGATAAATTTTAAACCCAACTTTATTTTCACGCGCAAATAGTTCAGTTAATTTTTCAATTTCCAATGAACCAATAACATCTTGAATGTGGAAATAAGAGAAATTACCGAAATAGATCACTGGTACTGTTGGATCGAATTTCTTCGTAGTTTCATTGTATTTATCTGCGTAGTCTGTAACTTCTACTGGATAAGTAAATAACTTGTAATCAAAATCATCATTCCCAGCATCTTTAAGAATTGGATTTCCAGTGCTATCTAGCATGGATTCCAACAATGTTTGTGCTGCACGATTGATCATAAAGCGAGCGCCTGAACGCATAGCAGTCGGTAAAGCATTTTTTAATTGAACAACTTTTAAATAATCATTGTCACCTTTACCAGTAAAGGCTACGGCTTTTTTAGCTAATGCTCCTTTGTTATCAGGACTTGAAAAATACCAGAATGTTTCTTTACGCAAGTACGCTTTCTTTAGTTCATCTAATACGATAGCTTCAATGTCAAAGTCTGACATATGCGTTAATTTCTTCGTGACTTTAATAATTGCATCAAATTCGATTGGGTTTAAGTAAACATCATCAAATTCAATGTCAGTAAATGGAATTAAATTATTTTCATCACGTTCACTAGTAACTGTATTTGCTTCGGCTTGTTTTACTTGTACTGGGAAACCTTGAGTTCCTTTAGTTTGATGAACACTTGCAAATTTACGCAAAGGATTTTCTTCTTGTAGGTAAGAAATAATCTCTTTACTTAATTCTTGTGGCACCAATACTTTACCGTTGTTAAAACCAACACCAAATGAACGAGCTTGATTAGGTGTAATTCGACCAGCCAAATAGCGTAAGAACGCGCTACGTTGAGTTAATTTTTTCACTTTTTCTTCTCCCCGACTTGAAATACCTTTCCCGATAATATCTAAAACACGGCTGCGTTCTTTATCGTCAGCTGGTTCTGGATCATCTTCTTCAGTGCCTTTTCCGTCTACTTCTTCAACAATTTCATCAGCAGCTGCGCCTAAGTCGTCTACAGCATCACCTAATTCTGTTACATCTTCTTCAGGCAATTCTGCGATCGCATCGTTGATTTCGTCTAATTCTGCTGTGACTTCTTCCACTTGTGATTCAATATCACTTAATTCATCACGTGTTAAAGTTTCACTTTTTGCACGTTCTTCCATTGAAGCTAATTTTGCTTTTAATTTAGCAGCTCGTTTTTCTAAAATTTTACGCATTTTCATTATTTATATTCTCCAATCGTTTTTAAAATTTTATTTCTTAATTTAATTGTTTCAATATTTTTTTCTTGGAACTTACTTCTCAATGCAGCTTCTGTGTCATCATATGCTGGCAAAGGAACAATGGATACTTCCCACAAATCAACATTTGTGATTCTAATCAGTGGAACATCACCAGAATAGTCTTCCTCTTGTGCAGTCACCCAGAAACCAAAACTACATTGGTTAATGTCACCACGAGACATTGATTCTTTCAAATCGTTCGCAAATGTGGTGTTCGGCAATGTAACCTCAAAATGCAACCCTCTTGAATCTTCTTCAAGAATTAATGTATTAGCACTTTTACGGCCTAACACGTAATTCCAATCATGATTGAATAGACAACGAACATCTTTGTTTTTTGCGAGAGATTCGGAAAATGCACCAGGTGCAATCTCTTCATCATACCAACCATCTATGTTCGTACGTGAGTTAAAAACAGACGCGTACCCCTCAACTACAGTTGATTCACTGCCATCATCTAGGGAACGCGTCGTCATGTTTTTAATATCAAAACTTCTAATTTCCAACTTATCCAGTTGAATCACCTTCTTCCATTTTAGATTTGTTAAGCTCGGTTAGTTCATCTAGCCCAATCAAATCTTTCGATGCATAGAGCTTGGTTGATTCTTCTGTATTTAATCGTTCGGCACCTAAATCCACGCGTGCATCATCAGGTGTATAAACCATAGTACGAACTAAACCTTGCGTATTTGTGATTTTTTGTGACATTGTTAAATACTTTTTAATATCAATTGTTAAAGAAATACGATTTGTTGATTCTGGTCCAAAATATAGTTCCGTTAAATGTTCACAGACATTTTGAACAATCGGATCAACAACGAATGCTTTTAAATAAATCGCTGCTTTCTCTAAATCAACTTTTAATAACTGATTGTATGCATCAGGATCGAAACCTAAAAACTTCGCAAGTTCTGGTTTATACACATTTAAATACGAAAGAATTTTATCATCTTGAACAGGACTTTCGAATCCTTCGATGGCGTAACCTTTTGACAATGGAATAATAACGGTCTTTCCTTCGTCTGGAATTTCTTCTAGCTGTCCTTGAATGGCATCAAGCATTGCATTTTGCATTGCGTTTTTTGGTGACAAATGAGTATCTAATTTCAGTAAATACGCCAACAAACCGCCTTTTTTATACTTTTCTGTCAAAGCTTTTTCTGCATTCATGACCCCTTCTAAAGTATCTCTAGCTAAATCAATCAGTCCGTTGCCAGAATTATTCGATAATCCAATATTTTTAATTTGGCGAACTTCATTTTGATAAAGCGTATGTCCGTCATATTTAAATTGTTTGATACCTTCTTCTGATATTTCTGGTGTAATTCCCTTCATGATGTGAAGCTGTTTACCGTCTTTCACCACAAATACTTCTCCTTGTAACAAATAGACATTTACAAGCAAACGTTTAAATTCAAAATCGGTTAAATACCCATTTGGATGTTTCAAACTCTGCAGTTCCTTGGCTCCCTTAATGTCTTTTCCATCTTCTTTTTCGATTGTCCACGATCCACAAGCAAACATATTGGAAATTGCTAATAGATAGTGATAAACGTCGCTAGAAGATAAAATATTTTCGTCACCCAAGACAAATTGATTCGCAAGTATTGAACTACCTAATACTTTTTTCTTACTCGACATACGAAATCTTTGATTGAACCATGATCTAATTCCCAAATTCCCACCTCCTTTCAGTTATTTTCTGTTGTAAAGCTGTTTAATATAATCCTCATATTCTTCTTCGCTTCCAACTTCCACCATTAGATCCATTGAATCTTTATGACCAATTAAAAAAGCCACAAAACCATCAATATGTTCTGGTGACTTTCTTTTGCTGGGCGCTTTTTGACTTTGTATATTCGTTACAACTGTTGTATTGTTGGTACAAAAAATAAATAACGGATTGTCAGTTTGAACTCGTCCGTTATCTACTAGTATTTCAAAATCATCTAGCATTTCATTCATTACTGATGGATATTGACCTACTTCGGCCGTATTGAATCCTTCCATTTCAAAACGTTCCACTAACTTTTCAGACATAGCTGGATCATAATTGATTTGAATAATGTCTAATTCGTATTTGTTGTACATGTCAATGACATAGTTATAGACAAGATCATAATCAACAGTACGACCCTCACAAAGCGTTACAAAACCTTGTTCTGCATAATATTGATAAGGAACATTTCTTAATTTTTCTTTTTCTTCAATATTATGCGTTGGTACAAAATACATTTGTTTTATTTTTATAATGCTTTCACCTTCATCATTAAAGGTTGGAATATTAATTGATACACATGTCAAGTCAGTTGTTCTGGATAAATCAATACCGATAGCGACTTGTTCGCCTGTAATATCTCCTAAATCATCTACCAAGCAATTATCAATTTGTTCTTTATCAAAATAATTTTCGGCATAATTGACAAAAACATTCAAATGCTTTGATAGAAACTCGGCTTTCCTAAATGGATTTCGTAAGGCATCTTTAAATTCCCCACGTAAAAAAGTGATATCAAATGAGACATATAAATTCGGATTGACCATTTCCCAAACTTTTTCATCTTCCCAGTTGTAACCTTTATTTGGTTCATAAATCATAATGAACCAGTCATCGTCATTATCTTCTTCAAGAATATGTTTACTATCTTGATAAATTTGAACACCTAAGGCCCCACTGTTTTTACCAGCAGTAGAACAAACTAAAAATAATGGTTCTGGTTGTGCAGCTTGTCCTGATTTCAAACCATCATATCTCGACGTGTCCTCCCACTCGTGAACTTCATCGGCGACAACAATATAAGTATTTTTACCATCGACTTTTTCACGCTTAGATAACACACGCAAATTGTTTTGATATTTGAAATCATCTTCAAAGAAAGCGTAACTGATAGTCGTTACTTTCTTTTCTTTCCGATAAACACGTGTACCATCAAGTAAATCATTATCGTTTTCAATAACGGTTGCTAAAGGATTGGCAACATTTTGCGCTTGGTCAAAATCAGCGGCTAGGCAGTAAAATTGGGCGCCTTTCACACCTTCTCCATACATTCCATATAAAATTGGCGCGCCTTCCATTAAAGACTTACCGTTTTTCTTTGGCACCTGCAGGTATGATTTACGAATAACACGAACATTTCGTTGCCACTTATCAGACCATTTTTGCCAACCATAAATATTTGAGAAATAAAACTTCTGCCAATCTTCTAATTCGAGCGGTTGCCCCGACCATTCACCAGTTGAATGTTTATAAAATGATTCGGTAAAACTTAGCATCAAATTTGCTTTTTCCAGATCAAAGAAAATATCTTTCCGTTTCTTCCACTTGTTATATCGTTTAACTGCTAAATGGATTGATTTAGGATACCGTTCTTTGTGCCTGCGAACCGATTTGGCAAATTTATCAGCATAATTGACAGTCATATCAATCATGATTGACCACCACGCATTTTTCTAAATTCAACCAAACGATTATTTGTTTGTCGTTCATCTTTTTTAGCTTCTTTTTTTTTCTTAGCATTTTCACTTGCTAAAGGATCAACATAATCAAGGCCACCGCTTTTCATATCAAGCCCTAGTTGGTTTAATAGCTTTGTTTTCTTCTCACTCCACACTTCCACTTGTTGAGCCAAAGGATGCTTAATTTCGTTTCTTGACCCGTTTTTGTTTGTGTGAACTTTTGTGGATTTAAAACCACTGTCTTTCCACTCTAAATACTTGATATGATAAATTTCACACGTATCCAGATACATTTCAATCAAAGGGTTCAAAGCAGGCGTGAACTTTCCTAATGATTTTAATATTTCTATGATACGTTTCCGCTCAAAATCCTTATGTTCTAAGGCTTCATCTAGGATTTTTTGTTTCTTACTTTTACGTCCAGCCATTTTTACCCCCCTTTCTTTTTTTGAAAATGCTCTGGAGGTGTCTAAAGAGGTCCCCCTACCCTATCCCCATGAAAAAAATTTTAATTTAATTTCAGAGGGGGGCTTAAAAATAATCTGCGGGATTATAATTTTTTTTCATTTCAATTTCTTTTTGCGTTTGCGGACGATATTCAACTTTTGGATGACAAGTTGCACAAACCAAACGTAAGTTGTTCATGTCTAATCTTAAATTTGGATTCAACCAAATTGGTTTGATATGATCCACTTGACTATCACGACCAAACACAGGTTTATGACAAATCGTACATTTATACCTATCACGAAAGCGGACAGCATCAGCAACACTTTTCCATTCATCAGATTTGTAGAATGATTTGTTCTTTGAATAGTAACGTTTGTGTACCTTCTTCTTTCGCTTGTGTTCCTCACAATAACTACCCTTATCCAACAGGGTACGGCAACCTTCTTGGCGGCAATACTTAGGCATCTTTCAACACGGTGCGCTTTTCGATAGGATCCCACACCTCAACCCCAAATGGTGTTTGGCGTTCAATTGCTTGTGGTGCTTCATCATTAGTAGATTCGTATTTAATACCTTCATTACTAATTGTTAGGTCACCAACTTTAATAGTCCCTGTTGTAATTTCATTGGCTTCAACAGGTTCTTCAGTTACTTCCACATCGTCAGGTTGCTCAACTTCTTTAACTGCTGGTTTCTTTTTAGCAGCCTTTGTTTCCTGCACTTCTTCTTTCTTTGCTTTTGCCATTTGACATTTCCCCTTTCAAAATGAAAACTCTACTACACTTAAAACAAAAAGGACTGCATATAAATGCAGTCCTCGTGAAAGGTAGTAGCGCCAATTTGTTTGTCCGAACATTTATTGACGATCTATTTTATTTAAGCAGCTTATGCCACTTACTGGAACAATAGGACTCGAACCTATATCAACGGCTTTGGAGACCGCTGCTCTACCGATTAAGCTATGCTCCATTAACTCTCGCAAACCTGTAGAAAAAAGAGAGAGGAAATTCACCTCACTTCTTTAGTTTTATAATTGGTGGTTTGCGAGAGAATCTAAATGAGATCACAAGTGACTAAACGAAGAAAGTAGAATTTTTTTACTTCCTTGTAATCTCAAATCAAAAAAATAAGTAGGCAATCGTTCCGTTAATGTATTTGTGTAAGTGTGTCGCATTTCTTATTTTTTTGACACTATCATAATAACCCGTTTAGAAGGTATATGAAGTGTAGATAAAGTGTATAAAAGAGGTATAAAAAGTGTAATAAATGGCTACTTAAAAGCAACCAGTTCCAGTGCCGAAGCGAATTGAACAATAATCATGTTAGATTCTTGTTTCACTGATTCCTCACTGATACAGTTTCGTTGTGCCGCTAGATAGATTGGATTGCCGTTGATATATCGATCATAGAAAATTCTTTTTCTTCGCTCGGTTACATCTGGCTTGTGCGGATGTTGGATCGCAGAATAACCTCTAACAAAAAGCTTATGCAAATAATCAAACTCTTCTTGGGCTTCTTCTTTCTGGATTAACATTTGCTCGGCTTCAAAAGTGTTATTGGCCGTTGATGGTGGAACCAAAGAGAATGAAGCTGTTACTTTTGGTTCCCTCGTTTGGCCGACACGACATCTAGCAGCAAGATAGGCAGATAGGAACACACTGACGTTATGTTTAGTTTGTTCCATGTCTACATCCTTTGCATCTGGTGTTTCATATTTCTTTACGTCAAAAAGTACCATCCTTTGATTCCCCCATTGTGGTATAATATTCGTGACCAGAATATTAATTACAGTCGGAGGAATCCGGCTTTTTATTTTTTGCCCTCAACTTTCACAGCAAACGGCCAATAGCGCTCATCAATTGCTTTGATTTTTTGTTCAGTTAATTTATAATATTCGCAAAGTTGATTATCTACACTCAGTTCACCGTCTTGATCTAAAAAGTATTTCAATTCATGTTCTCCTGTTTCTGGTAACAAAACATAATACAATTGTTCTTTCTCGACTTCGTAGCCGTTGACTAAACTTAATACAGTTTCATAGTCAACAGACATAAGCCAATCTTTAACAGAACATTCTCTCATGAGCGAGTTGACACCTAAAAATTTCTGATGTACTAAGAACGCTATTTTATCGTAATGGTTGCCGTCTTCTATAAAATCCGCCACAAACTTAGGCACCACCACTTTTTTTGGTTCGTCTAGTAGTATCACGTGCGACAACGAATCATAAACACCTTGTTCATAACCGTTGTCATAGCTTAAACTTTCTGTGCTACATTCTAAATTCTCTAATATGTCTATCAATTCTTGTTTATTCATCTCCACCAACTCCTAACTTCTTTCCCACAAAACGGACAATAGTTTATTTTCTGCGTAACAATTTCTTCGACAAAGGGACCACCTGCGTATTCTTGAAAACTTTGTTTGATTATTAGCGTGTCGTCTTTTAGACTCCATTTACCGCCACAGCTGTCTTCTAAAAAATGATTTTTGTCACATATTTGACATTCTTGTTTATTCATCGCTGTTCCTCCCCAAAAAATCAACGTTTCCTAGGATTTCCAATTCTCCATCTGGGTACACATCTAACCAATCGTGAGCACCAATAAAATTATTAAAGGCATTCAAACCTTTTGTTTTATGATGGTGATTTACTCCCAGACCTACTAATAAAATTTCACCTCGTGACGTTCTAACAACGTCATGATATTTAATTACTTTACCGTTTTTATCCGTTACTTCTTTAACACAATTTTTGTAATTATCGCAACTCATTCTGCTTCCTCCTGTTCAATGGCCCACTGGCTAAATGCTTGTAAGACTTGTAATTGCCCAGTTTTTGACATATACCTGTAACTTCTATAGACAGGTCTATCACGATAGTATGGTTTTATAGAATTAACTCTCAGTCTCCAAAATAATTCTATAGGTTCAATATTTGTGACTGTATATTTTTCTTTCAACCAATCAAGCACAACCAGCTGATTTTCGCTCAGTTGTGGTTCATCAGATAAATCATATATCTGTTTTGCATAAGAAAATTGTTCGCTGGGTTCCATCACTTCATGCACTAGGTCAAATGCCAAATCGTTTATTTTTCTTAATTTACTCATTTTTTTCCCTCCTGCTTAACATCTCTGATACTTTGACATTTGCTACTTCGCTTAAACTCCTCCATAAATTTTTCTAGTTCTTCAGGAGAATTTTCTAACTTTTTTAGCAGCTTATCCATTTTTTCTATCATTGTCATGATTCGATTCCCTCCAATAGTTCTGGGTTATCCCATAAATTTCCGATAACTTCGATAGTTTCAAATCCATTACACATAATCGCCGATAAAACATTACTGTCATAATGATAAGTTGGAGGATACTCGATATCGAACGCTGGGTAACCTTCATTACTATAATTTCTGACTGCACTGACATAACTATCTTCTTCGCTTTCTCCATCGGTTACTTTTACTACATCACCCTCAAAAATTTCAACGCCGTTCTTGTCTTTCAACCCTGTAGATTGCATGAGAACATATTTATCAATCATTCCCCACATGCCATTTTCTAGATTGATAAGAGGCGCTATAAATCCTGTATCATCATCAATAGTCCATTCTACATTTTTATCTTCATCTGGATAATACATTATGTTTTCTTCTGCTGAATATGCTCTAAATTTTGGAATCATCTTCTTCACTCGCTTTCTAAAATAATGACAGCTGTTCTTCAGTTCATATAAATAGCCCCATTGGGATATTTGACAACATTTTTTCCTGTGCAACTTCGTACATCTCTTTCTTTATTTCAAATCCATAAGCATTTCTATTGAGTTCTGCCGCAGCTCTAAGCGTAGAGCCACTACCAGCGCATGGATCTATTACAACATCCCCGTAATCTGTGAAAATTTCAATCAACCGTTTAATAACGGGTATCGGTTTTTGTGTCGGATGTATTTTTGGATAGCTGTTATCCGTTTCCCATTCAAACCAATTTAGAACCATACGGCCGTCGTTATTAAATTTCGGAAGTTTTTCTCTATAAAGAACGAGCGCATATTCTGTAGCCCCTACGATCCTCATATTTGCTTTTAGTACTTGAGGACTGGACTTCTTAATAAAAACTAGTGGAATGTGATTTTTAAAGCCGTACCGTTTACCATAATCAATCACCATTTGAAGCTGTTGAAAAGCGCAAAATACAATCATAGCTGGCGCTTTTCCAACTTCTTTAGGTTCTTTCTTTAACATTTTTGAGCAAAAATGCATAAACTCTGATATTCTAAAATTCTCATCGGTGTCAAAAAAGCTTTTATTCGCTTTATCCGATTCTCCATTTTCAATTTTTCCACCCTCATACCATGCAGAACTGGATGCATAAGCATTTTTACCTAAGTTGTACGGTATGTCTGCAATAACTAATTGTGCTTTCGGTATGCCGTATCGTTTATAATTTTGAAAATGATCGTTAAATAATTGTATTTTCGGTTCTCTCTGCATAATTTCAAAGGAGTAAAGAATTCTTTGTGGTCGACCAAACCTCCACTCCCTTCTATAAATTCACTGGCTCATTTTTATAACCAGCATCAATTAAAATTCCCTCAATCACATAAAGATCCGTTTTCTGCTTTAAACTAGCCTTAAATTTCTTGGCAATATTTCTAGCTTTGTCTAAAGAAACGACTTCATATGTTTTAGCCAATGCATCCGCAATTATTGCGGATGTTGGCGTATAATAAATCTCCAGCAAAATGAACACTCACTTTCTACGAGATTATTCTTCGATTTCTTCTTCATCATCTTCAACTGTCTTTTCAGGGAAAATGATGTTCTCTTTATTTTTGCTCCAAGAATCTGCAAACGGTGCAAAATGTTGGCGTGCAAGTTCAACTTGGTTGATTAGATTTTCAACTGAAACATCATGATCAGCTGCAATTTCTTCTAGCGCTTCCCCTTCATCGATTCGATGCAACACGCCACGAACGTTGATTGTTACTGATTCTGGCCATTCGATTGTTGTTGCCTTCTTGATGAATTCGTCAATAGTTTCTTTCGATACTTGCACAGCAACTTCTTCAACTTCTTGCACATCATCGCCCATTTCTAAAGAAGTTTGTTCTTCTTTTAGGACTTCAACTGTTCCGTCGTTATTTACAACATACTCGACATTCGGTTTATTGGTCTGCTTGTTAACTGGTACCTTGTATTCTACTGTTTCTGGCTCAATGGTCGTTGATACTGTTTTGCCTAAAAATTCGTTTAAACTTTCATATTTTCCTTTTAACGAAGCGTTGCTAACCACTAATAGCACTTCGATATTTCCGTTTGATTTAGATGTCACTTTCTTTACTTCTGGTCTAAAATTTACTTGTTTTGTCATTTTATTTTCCTACTTTCGTTTAATAATTAGTTGCATCTTTCCATTCGTAATCGAAATTATCGGTTATGAATGGTCTTTTTTCGTTTAAAGGCTTAGTAACGCCTTGTGTGATCACTTTAAAATCTCTAGCACGAACAACAATCGCTTCAACTGGATGACCATATCGAAGGGCAAATAGACGAAAACGAAGCTTAACGGATTGGTCAATACCATACACGCCAAAAGAGTTTTTAATATCAATGACATGTCTCCAACTCCCATCTAAGTTTTTTATGATGAAGTCAGGTGAATAAGCTATCGCCGAAATTTTGCCTATACCATCCGCAGTTGGTGTAAGTTCGGTTAGTCTAAAACGCGGATGAACTTCAAAAGGTAACCCACAATTTTTGACAAACTTTGTATAAAAGTTAGCTTCCTTCTGGCTATCAAATGTGTAACCATCAATTGTGACTTTGTTTCCTCGCTTATTCAGGGCTGTTGGTGATTGCATTGTTTTAACTCCCTTTCCTTGGTCGCAGTTTCCGCTCGAACTGCTTTTCCATCTTTGTTGCATTCAGGACATGGAATAGGTGTTGCATAATTAAATCTGTCTTTGCCCCAAATCACGCGCTGATCTTGACATCTAACACACTTCATTCTTATTTAGCCCCTTTCATCCAGGCTTGATTACTTTTGGTAGCTTTTTCGGTCGGTTCCTTCTTATCAATCCGTTTAATAGATTTCCCTATATGTTTCTTTGGTTTTTCTGGCATTATAATGGCTTCCTTTACTTCTGAAACGGTTCCGCCAGATACGATTGTTGCGATAGCTGCTGTCTCTTTATGCTCAAATAGCACAGCATCTTTTAAATTGGCTACTGGTCGACCATCTTTGCCAAGATAGGCTGAAATTTTCACTACATACGGCATTGAATGATTCCCCTTTCTATCGATTTGTTTTTAAGGCTTTAAAATGCGTTTTAAGCCGTTTTTCTTTCTTTATATCTATTTATATTCACTTGATTGTAAAACTGCTCTACGCTGGATATATTCGCTAAAAATAGCATTTTAGATGCCTGCTACTCGTTTGTCTGATGTCCCCTCAATTTTCATCACGAATCCTTGTGAATTACTCATGATGCGAGAAAGGATTCTCTCACCATAGGCTTGACTCATTTCTTTACCAGTTAAATTGGTAGTAAACACTGTTGCTTTATTCTGCCGAGCCTCTACAATGCGGTTTAAGGTATCATTATTGAAGTTGGTACTGTCATTCCCTTTAACACCTAACTCGGCCCCTAAGTCGTCTAAAACAACTAAATCAGCGCTTTTTATCTCTGCCATTAAGGTTCCTGTTATTGTCTTTCTGGCTTGTTCATCTTTCATCGCAAATTTTAGCTGTTCTAAGAGTTCCGCATAGCTAATAAATAAGCAGCGTTTATCATAGTTTGATTTCTCCAACACTTCCCAAGCCGTTGACATAGCTAAATGACTTTTTCCAACACCACTTTTGCCTGAAAGAATCATATGAATTGGTTTATTCAAAAGAATTTCAGTTGTGGCTCGATTTGCAATTTCAAAAGCAAGCTTAGTTTCTGTGTCTACTGTTTTGTATGTTTTAAAACGACAATTAATTAAATTTTTGTCGGTATAAAGAGAGCTGTACTTCAAGTAATTAATCGCTCTGGCTTTCAAACTATCGTTAAACATTTTCTCTGTTTCGAGGTCTTCTGCTTTTTTGCGTGCTTTATAGCCACATTCCATGCAAGTTGGCGGACATCTATCGGACCCATCCTTGTTTTTTGCACGCCAAGCATAAAGATTTCCTCCGCAATCTGGACATGGATCAGGTGTGATATAAAGCAATGTTTTAATCATTTTTGAAAATCCATCTGATGCCGACTTCATTCTTTCACTTCCTAAAATCCAAGATCATCGTAATCCGAATGACCTGTATTTGATTTCTGTTGCTTGGTTGTTTTCTTTTGCTTCCTTGCTGCCTCTCGTTCTTCAACAGATTTGAATCCTCTTCGTTCCCAATCTATTAATATGGCATTGATGTAGTTATAGTTTCTTGCATTTGCATCAATAGCAATTTCAATAGCTTTAATAATTAATTGCTCAGCATCTTTTTGACTAGCTCCGATTTTTTCAAAATCAGAAATCCAATAATCAAAATCGGTCGTGGTTTTAGACGACATCGGTCCAAATCCGTTATTTTCCCAAATTGAACGAATGGACGACCCTTTATTGTTATTATTATTACTTCTTAGGTTCTTAGGTTCTTTAGGTTCTTGTTTATGTTCAGTTCGTTGTTCAGTTTGATGTGCAGCTTGTTGTTCACTTCGTTGTTCAGTTCGTTGTTTTTTTATTTCAGAAAAGCTTTGATATTCTGCATAGTTACTGACTTTGTACCATGTCCCGTTTTGTCTACTTCTGCTTAATTCAATCATGTCATCTTTAACAAGCAAATCTAAAAATTTTCTGACGGTGTTTCGGCTTACTTCCCACCTTTCAGAAAGTTTTTTTTCAGATGTAATTCTTTCTCCGACTTTCACCGTTTTTAACTCTCCATCAAAAAGAATCTTTCTGTCTTGGTGATTGGCCATGAATATTAAATCAAGCCACCATTTAAGGTATTGAGGATTTTCCCAAATCCAGTGATCTTGAATGGTCCTATAAAGTTTTATCCAACCTCCAATGGCCAACCTGCTCGCCTCCTTTTATAAATCGTCCATACTGGTAAAATTTGTAATTTTGTTGTGTCCTCTACAGTATTCACAAGTTCCACAACTAACTGGTGCTTCCTCACCATTTTTCACTCGCACAACATGCTCGATGTTTTCTTTTAATTCTTCTAATTCGTAAATCATTTTTTCTTCGCTAAGAGTGATTAGTTTTGCTTCACTAGGTGTTTGTTTCGAAACGGCTGCAATGAGAGGAAGAAAATTTTTGTCATATTGTTGCCGAAGCAGTTCGCAATAAACAGCCATTTGCAACACGTAACCGAAGCGTTCAATAAAATTTGCTTTTCTGTTTAAACGTTCATCCCATTTCTTCTCATGCATATCTTTGGTTGTTTTGATGTCTACAAAATACTTTTCTTCTAAATTTAAACAATCGATTTTCCCTTTCCACATTGCACCGCCAATTTCACCTGTGACGATCACTTCTTTTTCGCCTTGATAAATATTTAAAAAGGCTTCTTCTTGTTTTAATCTTTCAATCATCTGCTCCGCGATTTGGAAATCTTTCAGTAGGCCAAACGGCTTTCTTGAAGAAAACATCTTGCTTTTATTTTCTTCTTTAAATGCTTCATGAATTTCTGGTGATTCAAAGTAAGAATGAACATAATTACCAACTAGCAATGCTTTTGGATCACTAACTGGTGTCCATTCACCTTTTAACTTTGCAAGAGCTGCAGCTTCACATTCAAGAAATTTTTTATATTGAGAGACAGACATATAAGCTAGGTCCGCTTCTTGTGAATAATAATTTTCATCAGAAAGGATAATCGTCTTCTTCAATCGTTGAGACATCAGGTTCACTCTCTTTCTGATTGGTTTCATAACCAGCCATCACATCTAAAGTTTCCTGAACTGGTTCTTCTAAAATTTGTTCAGCCGTTTTCGTTAAATCTTCTTTTTCGATTGGTTTTGCTTGTTCAATATCGTTTTCTTGCTCAATAACTTTTTTATTGTTGGCAAATAATTTTTCTTCAAGTGCTATTGCTGTATCTGCAACTGGTTCTGCTTCCTTACGTCTGTTTTCATCATATTCGTATTCTGTTGTTCTATTAATCGCATCTGTCAGTAAATCACTATCATCGCTTGTATTGATAAATGTTTTAGCGGCTCGATTGATTACTGTACGTTTAGCCATTTCTCCTGGAAAATCATTTTGAATATTTTTTGTTTTCGCTTTGCTCCAAGATTTGTCAATTTCTTTTTTTGTCATAACGGTATAAACACGTTCGCCATCGTTTTTTTCAATTACTGCAAAAGCACCAATAATTTCATTGTCTTGATTTGCGAAGTCTGGCTCAAATTCTTTAACGACTGTTCTGCCTTTTTCACTGCCAATCCTAAACACATCACCTTTGTGAACAACTTCCGCCCAAATATCTTTAACATTTGATAAACGTTTCAAAACGGCTTGTGTTCCAAAATATGATCGTTGCATTTGTAACTCTTTTCCATAAACAACAAAATAACATTGGGTTTTTGCTGGACTTAGGCCTTGAACAACCATATCTAATAAAGTGTTAGCAACAGATTCTTTTGTAACAACTTCTAAAGCAGGTCTTTTATTTCGATCTTGTACTTTTTGAATTGCAAACCATGCTGATTTTAGAGCATTCGATGCATTGTAATTAGCTGGCAATTGTAACCCATCCTGCTCTAAACCTTTAATTCTGTTAGAAACTGCATCAGTAACGTCTTTTTGTAAAATAATTTCCCCCATCATTGATTCTCCTCTTCTTCGTCATATTCCCATGTTGGCTCTAATGCTTCTTTTTCTTCTGGCGGCTCTTGTCTAGCCCCTAATGAATCAAATTCATTCGTGACAATCTACCTCCAATTTACTAATCGATTTTCTTAGTTCGTCTTTCATCTCTGTTATCCTGTCATTTACAGCATTTTCAACTAGTTCCTTGATATCTGCTTGAATTCCAACTATCCCTAAATCTTCTTCTAGCCGAACTTTGTGCCAACGACTATGTCCTTCTTCTCTGAAAAATCCAGACCCCATAAAGTGTGTAGGGATACCAATTTCTATATCTGACATCACTTCTTTTTTATTATTTAAAGCAGGGTTCTTTAAACTCACTAAATATTCTTCCGCTTCTTTGATCTGGCCAATCAAATTTTCTAAATACAGAAGCTTTTTATTTGCAACATCAATTACTCCCATGTTTACCACTCCCAAAATATTTTGGTTTTGTTTTCTTCAAGTTCAACGTGATCAAATCCTTCTGTTTCTAATTGAGATAAAAACGTTGATGTAAGACCTTTACTATTCACCACGCAACTTGTATTACCATTTGATGCTGCAGTTCGAATTGATTGAACAATTCTATTTTGAGCATTCGCTAACATTAATTCGTAAACATCATCACTCAAACCTCTTACTTCAATCATTACAACTCACCTCGTAAAAAATCTTTTAACAATGTATCTATTTTTTTCTCATTGTTTTGTTTAGTTGAAGGGGATTCTGCATCAATAAATGATTCTTTTATTTGTTTACATTGCGGACAATCACAATCATGAGAAAGTGCTTCTTCTTTAAAATTTTCAAGTAATTGATTAATTGCTATAGCTTGTCCTGGTAGAGAACCCGCAAGTATAACTCCTGCCCCTTCAACTTCTGAATCAACAGCTACGCAAGCAAGGTTGACCTTCTCTTTTTGACATTCATTTGCTAATTCCATTAATAAACTTTGAATTTTTCCATTCATTTTGATATACTCTCCTTGAATTTGATATTTGTAACTGACCTACTTTGATGGCCGTCAAAGTGGGTCTTTATTTTTGTTTTTTTACTTCTCGATCTTCCAACGCTAAATCGTAGTAGAGCAACCAAATGATGAAAGCTGCTATATATATGTTTTGAATTAATGGTCCAATATTTCCACCTACCAATAGACCTAGTCCGAACACAATCAACAGTGCCGCTATACGTCTTAAGTGATATATTTTTTTCACTGTAATCATCCTTTCTTTCCAATGTAAACATCTGCAAATCTTTCATCGTACACCTCATAAATTGAGATATTTTTTTCAGGATCTGTGCAGCAATAACGTAAATTAATCTTTCTTTCAAATTCTTTAAATTGAGCGACATCTAAAAGTTTATAGCCAATCGATCCATAAAATGTTTCATAAAATTCTATACTTGCCTTATGCAATATTTTGTGTAATTTTTCCATCACACTATCATCCTTTCCTTTGATGGTGTACGTATGTTTAATTCCTGTTTTACGTGTCATAACGTTACAATATGCTTGACCTAATAAATCAATATTTACTTGATCTGCCATTTTTATTCACCTCACTTGATATTTAAGATTTTTTTGATTTTCTGAACTTGCTCTTCTGAACGTCTACGGCCATGAAGAATATCTGACAAGTAAGGGCTTGAAATCCCCAGTTGTTTTGCTAACCAAGATTGGTTTTTGCCTGCACGAATTAGAGCAGCTCTAACATCAATCGCTAAGTCTTGTGACATATTTATTACTCACTCCCTTTTATTTTTAATTTGTAAGCTAAAAAATTAGCTAATTTAATAAATTTTATTGACTTATTCTACAATATTTTGTAGAATAAGTGCATAGCTAAATAAGACTTTTTAAGCCTAGTAAAACAACACTTTTTACCGTTCCCCAACGATTTTTTAGTTTGTTTCTCGGTTTTATTTGCGAACTTATTAGCTAATAATTTAGCTTACGGACATAGTATATTAAAAAGTTTTGTAGATGTCAACTGATTTTCTACGTTTTTTTATAGAAATATCCGAAGCTTATGGAGGAAAGCTTGATATGACTGTATTTGATAGAGTTAAAAAATTAGCAGATAGTCAAAAAATATCTATTGTGGAACTTGAAGAAAAGTTAAATTTTAGTCGAAATTCATTGTATGCTTGGAAAAAAAGCAAGCCTTCTATCGATAAATTAGAAGCTGTCGCAAATTATTTTGGAGTTTCAACGGATTATTTATTGGGTCGTGAAATCTCTAATAAACCAAAGCAATCTGATGACTTGGATGAAATTTTAGACAATGTGATGAGTTTTGATGGTGAGCCTTTGGATGATCATGATCGGGAAGTTATTCGTGCTTACTTAAAAGGAAGATTCGGAAAATAATTAAAAGGTTGTGCTATATGAAAAGTATCAAAGAGTTGGTGGAAGAATATAATGTGGAGTTAGTTTTTACTACATTACACAAAAAAGCTTGTTTCGAACCAAAGTATGGTGTAATTTTCATTAATCAAGATTTATCTACTGCAGAACAAGAAGAAGCTATTTATCATGAATTTAAGCACGTGAAAGATCATGCTGATTTGATGGCACTATACAACATTCCTATTTTCAGATCAAAAATGGAAGCAGAAGCTGAACATTATATGTTCGAATGTTTGATTGAAAAAAACGATGGTCAGTTTAATTATTCTAACGTAATTAAACATTATAATTTAAAAATGGGGCAAGAAACTTATCTAAAATAAAAAAGCCCGTGCAACCACACGGACTTAAAACCTCATTTCGAGATTTGCTGATAAAAATATTATAACAGAAATGAGGATTAATTTAAAAATGAAAAAAATAGCAATGTTAGGATTAGTGGTTATTAGTATTATTTCATTAGCTGCATGTACTGATTCTGAAGAAACTAAGGCTGATTATGACAAGACTAATAATAGTATAGTTGAAACAAATAGTCATGCGAAAGCTGAGTTTGCAACTATCGCTGAAAAACAAATAACTAGAAACTATGCAATTGATAATTTTAAAATTGATTTATCCAGCATCAAAGTTAACCAGTTTCCTGATGAAACTAACGCCGATACTGGTGAAGTATACAAGAATGTTATGAATGGTGGAGGAAAATTCACTTTCCAAGACAAAATTTATGATTTTTCGCTTATTTATTCAAAAAAAGACGAATCGAAATATACTGTTCTTTATTTATATAGCCCATTAGATAAAACAAAAACTATGGAAATACCATTAAAGAGCGATCAATAAACTATAATAAATAACGCACCCTCCGACCAAGAAGTTGTGCGTTAAAAATAGAACCAAAATAGGCTTATTTTGTTACGCCTATTTTACCAAAAATAATGAGGTGAAACAATGGCAAATGAAATAAAACAAGTTGCGTTATACATACGTGTGTCTACAGATCAACAAGCTAAACATGGTGATAGTTTGGATGAACAACAACACACTTTAAATGAATACGTAAGACAACAAGGAAACATGAGAGTATTCAAAACTTATATAGATGATGGCATTTCAGGTCAGAAACTATATCGTGATGAATTCCAAAAATTATTAGATGATGTTAAAAAAGGAAGAATCGATACGATCTTATTTACAAAATTAGATAGATGGTTTAGAAATTTACGTCATTATTTAAATATTCAAGAAATACTAGACAAAAACAATGTTACTTGGTTAGCCGTTACACAACCTTTCTTTAACACCGAAACAGCAATGGGCCGTTCATTTGTAAATCAATCAATGGGTTTTGCTGAGCTTGAAGCACAGATGACTTCCGAAAGAATTCGTGCCGTTTTCGATAATAAAATACGAAAAGGTGAAGTTGTTAGTGGAAAAGTACCGCTTGGCTACGATATCAAAGACAAGCATCTTGTTCCGAATGAAAAAGCTAAAATAGTAAAAGAAATTTTCCAGTACTATTTAGAAACTGGTAGCATGCGTGCCACCGTTAGACATTTAGAAAATCATTTCAGCATGACAAGAGATTATCAAAGCGTTCGGCAAATGCTTACTAATAGAAAATACATTGGTGAATTACGAGATAATAAAAATTTTTGTGAACCTATTATTGATCGTGACGTATTCGAAAGAGTACAATTACAACTTTCAAAAAATATTCGTATGAATAAAAAACGCGACTATATGTTTACTGGATTGTTAGTTTGTAGTGAATGTGGTTGTAATTATTCCGCCACGGCGGTTATTAGCCGATATGTACGCAAAGACGGTACGACAAACCCGAATGAAAGACATTTATATAGATGCACAAAAAACCGTAATAACGTAAAAAAATGTAGTAATAAAAAAGGTATATATGAAACTACACTAGAAAATTTCCTTCTGGAAAATATTGAAAAACAAGCAGAAGAGCTGTCTGTAAAAATGCAACAAGAACCTGAAGTAAAAAAAACTAAGAATACTAACGATAAAATAAAAAAGAAAATAGATAGACTAAAAAAAGCTTATCTAAATGAGGTTATAACATTAGAGGAATATAAAAAAGACAGAGAAGAATTAGAAGCACTTTTAATACCTGAAAGAGATAATAAAATTGCTAAAATTGATTTGAACTCACTGCATAACTACTCTACTGCTGAATTTAGAGATGGATATAAACAGCTAACTATTTCGGAAAAAAGTTCTTTATGGCGGCAAGTGATTAAAAATATTGTGGTTTATCCAGATGGAAATTTGAAAATAAATTTTTTAGGATATTGA